ATGAATGTGAAATGTATAGTTTAAAAGAAATATATTTAGACTTAATCAAACTAAAATAAAAATAACCAAATGGAATGACATTTTAAAGGAGGTGAAAATAAAAAATGGCAACTTCTATCGTATCTTCAAATGATTTCTACACTACAGTTATTAATAATGAAATTATAACATTTGAATCTCCATTATCTGGTATAGCTATTGAAGCAAAAGATCAAATTTCTATTAAAATTAATAATTCAGATACTATAACTACTTCATTTTTAATTATTACTGATGCATTAATTAATACTTTGCAAATTATGGAACTATCGGGAACTGAAGTGAAATGGTCAGGAACTACTTTGTAGAGATTCAGTGTATAAGCAAAATATAATATTTTATAAATATAAAGGGGGAATAAATAATAATATGGCATTGATAGAATTGGGGACATTAAAGGACTATTGGAAAAAAGTTAATGACTGGATTGATGGGGGTGCATTTTCTCCAAAGGTTAATATTGATCAAACAACTCCAGGAACAACAAATGGCGTAGTAGTAAATTCAAGTATATTGCCTACAGGGGCATCAACAGAGGCGAAGCAAGATACATTAATCGCTAAAGATTTTGCAACTCAAACAACTTTAACAGCTATCATGGATACTAATGGAATTAAAAAAATAACCGATGCAGTAACTGTAGTAGGAAATGCAGCAGATAATGTGGCAGTAAGTGGAAACCCTGTATTATCGGCAGGATTATATTCTGCCATTCCCGTAACTCGTGATGATGGTGATGTTGTTACATTGCAAACTACTGCAAATGGGGCTTTGTTGACTCAGACTACCATTGCTGGGAGTTTAGCGAAGTTGTCAACTGAACCAGATCCACCAGGAGAAGATGGGAATACCTTGATTGTTTTTTACCCTGACCCGTTAGATAATAAATACTATCGCTACTACAGTGGTGTTTGGAGGGAAATCTAATGGATATAGAAACCCTTGGAGCCGCTAAGAAGTTTACTAAAAAGAAAACAGAAGCAATTTCAATTGCGTACACAGATAAAGGAGACATTTTTGAGGCGATAAGTCTCAAGAATTATTCACGTTATTTCACCTCCGAATCTTACGCGGGAATGAGTTGTGACGTTGGTAGCTCAACATTTTCTTATGGTGCATACCTTGGCAATCTGGCTGGTTACGACTCTTATGCTTTCTACGCTCCCGAAAATTGCCAACTTTATGTCGGTAGTACGCCAGCATATTACGCTCTTACCGTTTTGCAAAAACCATCTGGAACGTGGGAAACTGGAGCAGCATACCGTTACATGGTAAGCGCCGATCTAACGCATGCCGTTCGATATCGCAAATCAGAAAGCAATTTGCCGACTGTTGATTCTCCAATGTCATTTAATTCAGGGACGTTATTTGTTATTACCGTTACGGCTGGAGCAGACGCTAATATCTATGTAAAATGGCCCCATTATTCTGATATCTTAAGTCCCAAGATGAAATTGAATGATACGCAAATTGCACAAAGCAAGAATCGCTTTTTTGTATCAACAGATGCCACGCATTTATACGCTTACTTACCAACATTGGTGAACGACAAATATATTAAATATCCGATACTTCATTATACTAGTGTCCCAAATAATGCAGACGGATGGGGTATAAACGAAGCGTATTTAGCAACATATAGCAACGGAGTTTTTACCGACAGAACTAAGGTATGCCTTGTTGGTGAGTGGGAAATGGCTATAAAATTAACTGGTCGTTCCGACTTCATTGGCACAAAAGCACACGGGGACGAGGTTAATACCTATGCCAAGTTCTACGTTGATGGCATTGGATATACACTTGTTGCAGGGGACTCGTTTGCTTGTTCGGAGTTAAAAATTGTTCAGAAGTCTACCATGTACGATCCTAATGACCATACAACCGTCGTTGGATATCACACAAAAGAACACGTTTTTACCGCTAGTGGTATACGCATAAAACAGCGTATAGATTGGGTAGTAACTGATACAGCAGATTCGTCTTATATAGCTATGCTCCCAATTATTCGCGGTAACGACACTACATCTATAGCGCAGATCACGGAAAAGGCTTTTGATGAACTAACGTATGATGAATATGACGTAAGCGTTGGTGGGTTTAGCAACTATATCTCACAACACATCTCTGGGCGTGCTGCCCTTAATATTTATGGTACTACATCTGGTATATCTGCCCGTATTAGTGCCGATATTGTGAATCGTCCAGCAAGTGCTTTTGGGTTTGTTCAAAACATTGTCAACGACTACAATAAATTATACTTAGCATATTGTGGGGATGGATTTGCAATTACAGTAGGCGATAAGTGGGAATGGGAAAGCGCATATAAATTAATGTGCAGTAAATAACCTTCGCTAAAGATTCAATCGTAGAAGGTGTATGTTTTTGAAGAATTATAATGTTTGAAACAAACAAAAAGACAGACTTTATATCTGTCTTTTTGTTTACCTAATTTTAAGGATGTGATTAATATAGATAAGAAAAATAAATTCGGAATTATTTACTCAGTCACAAATATAATGAATAATAAAAAATATATTGGTCAAACTACTAAATCTTTAAAAACTAGAAAACAAAATCATTTAAGCACAATTAAACGTAATGATACGGCATTTCAAAAGGCAATAAATAAATATGGAAAGGAAAAATTCATATGGGAAATAATAGATCAAGCATATTCCCAAGAAGATTTAGATAATAAAGAAATATTTTGGATTGATTATTATAACACATATGGTTGTAGTGGATACAACATGACTCTTGGTGGACAAGGAGCAAATAAAGCAACTGGTCTAAATCGTATTGAATATCTAAAAACAAAACCAGATGATAGTCATCCTTTCTTAATATTTGATAAATATGGTAATTTTATTAAAGAATGTGATAATAGACTTCTTTTCTGCGAAGAAAATGATGTGCGTGTAGGGGATTCTATGACAGTTCTTAAAAATAAAAAACCATCTTTAAATGATTATATTTTAATATACATAGAGGATTACTCAGAAACAAATCTCAAAGATAGATTAAAGCGCATTAGATATAATCGTGATTTTGTAGTTTTTGATAAAAATTATCAATATATAGGAACTTGGTCAAATCAATTATTGTGTGAAAGAGAGTTAGGACTTAAAAGAGGATGTATTAATAAATGCTTAACCAACGTTGTAAGAATAATAAATAATCATTATTTCTATTATTTAGATGAATGTCCTGATAATTTAAAGAAATTATGTGTTTAAACAAATCAAAATAAAATAAGGAAGAGGCGATATTCCAATATTTTGCTAATTAATTAAATAGTTTGAAAATATTCAATAATCACACCCCACAATCCTTCTTCCCAAATCGTATAACCAATAAGGAAGTGATTTACAATGCTTTACTTATGCTTATTTGGTTATATTTTAGTAACAATTATGTTTCTATTATTTAACCATGGTGGACATATTAATCAAGAAAATCAAGAAAATGATGATAAAGAACAAATGGAGTATTTAAGAAAGTATAATGAGAGGAAAATGAAAAAAATATAGTAAATAAAATAAGGATGATAAATAAGAAGTTGCTTATACTAAAGCAATTTCTTATTTATTTGACCGGAGGTGAAAATAATATATGTCACTATTAAAAGAAAATGATGGGATACGCAAATTACTAAATGTGGATAAATGGCATACAAATAATTACAATGGTAATAATGTTACAGTTGTAATACTAGATTCTAGCGAAGGAAAACCATTAAAAGGTATGGAATCATATTATACTGATGTTTTCGGCAAAGCAATTAAATCTGGACATCCAGTTAATGTGGCACAAACGGTTAATCAAATATCCCAGAACTGTAAAATACTATATTTCGACAACACTAGAAATAAAGATGCTGTATTTGATTGGGTAAAAAATCATGTACAAGAGATTGATATTGTGAACATTTCGTTGGCTGGTTTGCGAGGAATGCCTACTGAAGATTATCTAAGATATAAAGAATTAGATTTAGTAATTTGTGCAGCTAGTGGTAACGATTATTATGAAGACCACATAAGTTATCCGGCAAAATATCCCTTTGTAATCTCTGTTGGTGCCACAAATAAAATTGGAACTATTGTTGACTCTTATAGTAATAAAGGCCCATCTTTAATTACAACATGTCCTAGTCATATGTATGTTAAAAATATTTGTGGAGAAATTCATTCTGTTTCAGGTACAAGTTTTTCAAGTCCTGTCGCAGTTGGATTGTTGGCAATCTATATTGAATGGAGAAAGAAAAATAATTTGCCAAAACTTACTCCAGATGAAGCAATGAAATTTGTAAAAAATAATTGTGTTGATATTGAAGATGTTGGAAGAGATAATAAGTCAGGTTATGGTTTATTTGTTTTGCCTGATTTAGAGGATTTAGAAAAGACTTTGAAACAAAAAGAACCAGAAATAATAATTCCAAACCCAGATTCTACTCCTAAAAAATTATGGAGATGCCAAGCAAACGCATTCTCACAAAAATCTAATGCTGAAGCATATCAACAAGTTTTAAAAGTAAAAGGATATAATTCATATATTGTTTTTATAAATGGATTATACAAATGTCAATTAAATGCATTTAGTATTGAAGCAAATGCAAGAATGTTTTCGCAAAAATTAAAGGATGAAGGGATTAATAATTTTATTGTATATTATTAAATATATAATTTAAGAAGGAATGTTTTATGGATAATGATATTCAACTATTCCCTTGTTACAGTTCGAATTTAAGGGATTATCTAATGAGTAAAGGGTTGAGATATAAATTATCTGCACTTAATGCCAACAGTGGTAAAAGGATGTGGATATTTATAGACAATGAAAAATTAAATAACTTGTTAATGGAGTGGAAGAAGACTAAGCCAATTTAGTCTTCTTTTTTATTTGTGGAAATTTATGAAGTGAAAGGTGGAAATAATAATGGGAAAGAAGAATACAATCGAGGAATTTATAAAAGATGTTTATAATTTATATGGTGAAGAATATTCAGTAATTGGGAAAGAGTATATAAACAATAGAACTCATATTATGATGAGGCACAATACTTGCGGAACTGAATATCCTGTTACCCCTTATAAAATTTTAAAAGCAGGAAAAAGATGTCCTGCATGTTTTGGCACACCTAAGAAAACTACTGAGAAATTTAAAAAAGAAGTATTTGAAAAAACTAACGGACAATATGAGGTTTTAGGCGAATATATTACTGCGAGAATTCCTATTCTAATTAAACATCTAAAATGTGGTAATACATGGTCAGTTATTCCAGATTCTTTTTTACGGAGAAAAAACATAGATATTTGTCTAAATTGCCCTCAAGTACAGAAGATTAAAACAGTTAATATAAAACGTCCCAAAATACAGAAAGTCAAAATTGTTAATATAAAAATACGGAAAAATAAAACATATATATTTCCAGTAGACGTTGATCATTGGCGTATCAAATATGCTCCTATATTTACAGAAAGAGTTGAGAGTTTGGTTGGTGACGAATATACAATTCTCGGAGAATATATTAATGCCAATACGCCGATTTTAATGAGACATAATAAATGTGGCACAGAATATCCAGTTACACCAAATAAATTTACACATAATAGAAGATGCCCAAAATGTAATAATCCAAAAGGAGAAAAAAGATGTGAAGAAGTTTTTATCTATAATAACTTCATAGAAATAAGTGAGTTTGATTATAATAATTTACTAGAAAAACAAAATAATAAATATTATATTCCTCAAAAGAAATTTGATGGTCTAGTTGGTTTACGAAATGGATTACTGTCTTATGACTTCTTTTTACCTCAATATAACCTTCTTATAGAATATCAAGGTGGACAACATGAAAAGTTTTGCAAAGGATTTCATAAAACTATAAAAGATTTTGAGCGACAAGTTGAACATGATAGAAGAAAAAGAGAATATGCAAAAAAAAATAATATTAAATTATTAGAAATTTGGTATTATGACTTTGATAAGATTGAAGAGATATTGGATGGATGCCTTAAAGAACTATCTTTATTAGATAGTTCTTTTCATATTAAAGAAGGAGGAAAAATATAATAATGTCATATTATATTAAACAACAATTAATATCTATGAACAGACCAAAAGAAAAATTTATTAATCTGAAAGGTATCACAATCCACAGTACAGCGAACATCGGAGCAACATCTCTTAATCATTATAACTATTGGAATAATGCAGATAGACAATCATCTGTTCACTTTATCGCAGATTGGGTAGGAGCAGAAATATATCAATTTATTCCTGAGAATGAAATAGCATGGCATACAGGCAGTTGGCAAGGCAACAGAGAATGGCTTGGTGTTGAAATGTGTGAAACGAATGATAAAAATCAATTTGAAATCGTATGGAATAAAACAGTTTGGTTTGTTGCGGATTTATGTATTCGTCATGGTTGGAATGTTGATGATAATGTATGGTCACATAATGGATTAAGATCATTATATAAGGGGATAGACCATGTTGATCCTTACGAATATTTGACAAGAATGGGAAAGTCATGGAAACAATTATGTGATGCTATTAATGCTAAAATTATTGAATTGAAAACTTATAAAGAAGGAGTAAATAAAGTGGCAGATACAATAAAAGAAACAAAAGTAGATAAAGACATTTATTTATCAGTGAGAGTATTAGAATCAAAATCAGATGAAGTAATTAAACAGATTATTAAAATGGGTTATGCTTGCAAAAGATTAGAGCTTGCATAGGTAATAATTTTTTTAATTTAAAAACAAATTCTATTAGAGGTGTAAATTTATAATTACACCTCTTTGCTAACATGAAATATTATTTATATTCAGTTGTTTATGTATTCGCAAGCTCAGAACTGCCCGATCTGAGACTTGCTAGGTAAAACAAAGTACGAGCTTTGTTAACCTTGATTAATAATATCATAAGAAGGAGGGCAAAGTCAACATGAAATATCAACAAATGTTAACTGTGAAAGAGGTGGATGAGAACATGTGGAATGAGGTTTGGAATCAAGGATTAGACACCATTACTCGTTTTTTTGACAAAGGAATACTTTTGTTGAGTATTATTGGAGCTTTATTTTTGAGTGCTATTGGTTTTCCAAAACAAATAATTGTCTTTATAGTTGCTCTAACCATAATTGACATAATTTCAAAACATATAAGTATTGTAATCGTTAATTATGGTTCATTAAGTTTTAAAAACTATTTTACTGGATGGAAAGAAAAAGTATTGACATCAAGACAATTGAAAAATGGGATCGGCGTAAAAACAATTATGTATGCATCTTTACTCTACATATCTCATCAATTAGGAATTGTTGAAGGAATTCTATTTGGTCAAGAGATTTCTTATGTGATTTATAATTCTATTATCTTAGTAGAAATTTCAAGCATATTGGAGAATTTTATTGCAATGGGAAATAAATCATTAATACCAGTATTGGGTTTTATTCAAAATAAGTTTAAACAAATTTTTGGTAATAAATAAAAATAATAATAAAGGAAAGGAATGGTTTCATGAAACCAGAATTTAGTTCTTACTCCCTTCGTCTTGCAGGATATTTAATGTTGCAAGGATTTGTACTTAAATTAATGCGAGATGACCAAAAATCAAAAAGAAAAATATTTATCTTTAATGATACTCCTGAACTACAAAATGCGATTCAGGAGTATTTACGTTTCAAAAACAAATAATTAGGAGGAATGTTTTAATGGGAAAAGGTAGGAGATATACTATAGATGAAGCAGATAAATTAGTAGATGCAAAAGGTTTCAAATTATTAAGTAAATATTATACAAACAGTCAACAACGATTGGTGCTTAGAGATAAAGAAGGTTATTTATATTTTACACGATTAATGGCACTCTTAACTAACAAAATCCCATATAAGTTTGATAAGTATAATCCATATACTATTAGAAATATAAAATTATTTTTGAAATTAAATAATTTTAATATTGAACTTGTTTCTGGAGATTATAATGGAAATAAAATTAATTTAACATTTAAAGATTTTGTTGGTTATTATTATTTTTCGAATTTAAATAACCTAATAGTACCTGAGAGAATATTGGCTAAATTTCATCAAAATAATCCTTATACAATACAAAATATTAAATTATGGTGTAAAATAAATAACAAACCGTTTGAAATAATTAGTGAAACATATGATGCAAATGATAAACAAATTAAATGGAAGTGCTTAAAGCCTGAATGTGGAGAAATATTTGAAATGACTTGGAGTAATATTTATTCCAATCATGGGTGTGGTTTTTGTGAAGGAATGCAAGTAGGAATTTCTAATTGCCTAGCAACCCTTAATCCTAAATTAGCGTCAGAGTGGCATCCTACTAAAAATGGAGACTTAACACCGTTTGATGTAACTTGTGGTAGTCATAAAGAAGTTTGGTGGCAATGCAAAGATAATCCTAAACATGAATGGAAAGTTGATGTAAAAAACAGAAATATTAGTAATTCCGGATGTCCAGAATGTAATAAGTCTAAAGGTGAAAAAGAATGTAAAAGAGTTTTTATTAATAAAGGATTTATTGAAATAAATCAAGACAATTACAATAATATAATAGATAAAAATAATAATACATATTTTATACCACAGAAGACATTTAATGGATTAATAGGTTTAGGTGGAAGTCCTCTTTCTTATGATTTTTATTTGCCAAATAGATATAGTCTCTTAGTTGAATATCAAGGGGAATACCATGACCAAGTAATATTACTATATAAAAATGAACCAAGAGAATTAGCAGAAGCAAGATTGGCAAAACAAAAAGAACATGATAGAAGGAAAAGGAAATACGCTCAACAAAACGGATATGATTTTTTAGAAATTTGGTACTGGGATTTTGATAATATTGAAGAAATACTAAATGATTATCTTGAAGAATTATCTACAAAAGATGATTCTTTTAACAAACACCCACAAAAAAACAATAAAAATAAAGAAAGGATGATTTAAAATGGCTAAAAAATGGTACGCATCAAAAACATTGTGGAGTAACGCAGTAATGCTCGGAGGTTCAATTACATTAAATGTTACAGGAGTAGATTTAATTACTCCTGAAGTTCAAGCAAGTATTATTGTAGTAATTAATTTAATTTTGCGTGTTGTAACCAAAGAAGAAATTACTTGGTAATCTTTAATCAGATTTATTAATTAATCAAACCAATAATATCACAAATTAGAAGCCAATTTAAAGGCACTATTTTTTGATTGGCACAATCTATCACATTAGTTAATCTAATTGATTCTAGACCTAATATACTCACTACAAACCATGTATATCAATGTTTTTAATGAGACAAAAATTTTAAATTATGGCAAAAATTAAAAATTACATCAGATTAAAAAGCATCTCTTTAGGAGGTGTTTTTTGTTGTGCCGTAATGCACATTAAGCAAACTAGGATAGGCCATCTAAAAGACACAATCCTTAGTGTTTGTTTGCTTAACTACCTTTTAAGGAAACCAAATAAAATATTAAAGGAGATGTTTAAGAAATGATATTAACAAAAATGGTTAAAGTAAAATGGTATAATAGAACTAAAAAATGGTATGAGAGCAAAGGATATATATTTACAAAACTAAAAGATATTTTTGAAGTTAAAGTAGAAGATTTACCAGAGAATTGTGGAATGGTAAAAATAACTGTAAAATGCGATTGTTGTAGTATAGAACCCATAAATAATATTGTATATAAACAATATCAAGATTGCGTAAAAGAACATGGACAATATTATTGTAATAAGTGTGTAGATAATGGATATAAGAAAACAACAAATTTTAAAGAATGGTGTTACGATAATTTATTTATAGAAACCGCAAATAGAATCATATTTCACTGGGATAACAAATTAAATATTGATGAGAATGGGAATGTAATTAATCCAGAAGATGTTGATTTTAATTCTCTTGGGATTGATGGTAAGGGATACTGGTTTAAATGCTTTGGTAATCATAAAGATCATTTATCAGAGCAAAAGAGTATTAGTATTTTTACAAAAAGTTATAATAATGATTTTCATTGTAAACAATGTAATAGTATTTCTATAACACATCCCGAATTGGAAATATTTTTAGTTAATAAGAAAGATGCACTAAAATATTCTATACACTCAAATAAAAAAATTCCAATGGTTTGTCCTGACTGTGGTTACGAGAGAGAAAGAAGTATATCTCAATTAGCTGAATTAGGATTACGTTGCCCGATATGTTCATCAGGGTATTACCCAGAAAAATTTGTGTTTAATTTTTTAGAACAGTTACATAAGAATTTTAAAACACAATTGAACAAAAAAACTTTTAAATGGTGTGAAAATTATAGATATGATTTTTATCTTAATATAATTAATGGGATTATAGAAACTCATGGTTTACAACATTACAAAGAGGTAAAAAGATGGGGAAAATTAATTAATACTCAAGAAAACGATAAAAATAAAGAAAAATTAGCTAAGGAAAGTGGGATAGAAAATTACATAGTTCTTGATTGTAGAAAATCAGATATGAATTGGATTAAAGATAGTATAATGAATAGTCCCTTACCACAATTATTAAATTTTAAAGAGGAAGATATAAATTGGTTGAAGTGTCATTGGTATGGATGTTCAGGTACAATTAAGAAAACTTGTGACCTATGGAATAGAGGAGTTAGAGATATTAAAGATTTGATAAATAAATTAAATATTCCAGAAAGTACAATTTTAAGACACATAAAACAAGGTATTGAATTATGTTGGTGCGAGAAAGAAAATTTACATGGATTAATTATAAAAACAGGAACTGATAAAAAAGTAGAATTAAATTATAATCAAGTAAATGAGATTCGACAAAAATGGTATACATCATGTAAATATTTAGAAAAGGACTTAGCAGAAGAATATCTAGTTTCTGAAGAAACAATATATAATGTTATTAACTTTACAGGGGGATATGAAGGACAACTTTAGTAGTAAGGTATAATGATTTAGATTTATGATTAATTTTAAGTTATAATTTATGTTTATTATTCGTTTAGCAAAAGTGAAAGTTAAATGTATCAATTAAATTAAAATTCCAGTTTTAATGGATAGGGATTATTGAGTTTTAAAACTGTTGCTACAGTAGGGTTTAAGAGATCATCGTTTTTGATGATCTCTCTTTATTAATGTCTAATTTTATTACCATTCGTATTTACCCTTTTGTTTCAATATAATGGCAGGAATTCTACTAATATCTTTTTCTTTCCTTTCCCCTCTACTTTCTTCATGTCTCATTCTTCTATATATTTTTTGAGTCTCTTCGTACTTATATTGTTTCTTTAGTGATATAAAATTCTGTTTAAATTCTTCATAGTCCATATCTTTCCTTAAACTATTACAATCATGACAACAACATACGAGATTTTCATGGGTGTACCTACCACCTTTACTCTTGGGTAATAAATGATCCACAGATTCATCAGTATGTTTGCCACAATAATGACAAGTATAATTATCTCTTTCAAGAACTTCATATCTTACTATCCAATTTTCATCTTCATGGTCAATTCTATAAATCATATCTGGTTTATATACTTGTGCTCTGCCCTCTACAATATATTTAATAGCTTTTTCTAGTGGTACAGTGTAAGTGGCAGTTAAGTATTTACTTTTAACAATAATTTCTTCTAATGATTTATCTAAATTTTCTAATCCGATATCTGTATATAAAAATTTTAACATTTTTTCATAAACTTTTAAAGATTCGCATTTCATACAAATATCATTTGTAAATTTTCGGAATTGATATATTTCTTGAGGAATATTGCATTGTGGGCAAGTTTTCATTGGTGAATATCCTCCTTTAAGGATTGTTTGTGTTGGAATATTAAGTTATATGAGTCTATTATATCATATTTTAATGACTTTATAACTAAGGAGTTACAGGAACTATAATTCCTTTTATTATTATGTTTATTTTTAATCCCATTCATATTTATCCTTTTGTTTTAACAAAACATTAGGAATTTTATTAGTTTGTTTCTTTTTTAGTATATTTTTTGCTTCTATTTGCTTTTTTGTTTTCTGCTGTATTTTTAAATATTTTTCAGTTCTTAGTAATAATAAATTACTTTTATATTCTTCATAAGACATATTATCTTTTTCTATATTGCAATCGCCACAACAACAAACTAAATTATCTTCGTTGAATTCTCCACCTTTGCTCTTAGGAATTAAATGGTCAACAGTATCTCCTTTAACTCCACAATAATGACATTTATAATTGTCACGTTCATTAACATTGTATCTAACAATCCAACTCTCATCTTCATGATTTGGCATATAAATTGTATCTGATTTATAAACCTGTGCTTTACCTTCATTTACTAAAGAAATGGCTTCATCAAGAGAGATTAACTTTTTGGAAATTAAATATTTACTTCTAAGAATTATGTTTTCTAAAGTAGTATCTAAATTTTCTAAACCAATATTTATACTTTTATATTCTATCATTTTATTAACAGCTTTTTCTATTTCACATTGAATACATTGTTTTGTTTTAGTTCCTCTAAATTGAGAATCATCTTTTTCGATTTCGCATTTGGTGCATCTTCTCATATGGGGATACCTCCTATTAAGGATTTGTTTATGGTGTATATAGTCTATTATATCGTATTTTTAATGGTTTTATAACTATGAGTTACAATAATTGTGACTCTCTTTTATTGTGTTCAAATTTATTGATTTTCAAAAACTACTTAGAGAGTAGTGAAAACTATTCTAACATTTCTTCTTCTTATTTTATTAGTAAGGAACTGCGAAGAGGAGAGTTAGATTTTGTTCTGACTTTTCTCTAAGTAGTTTTTGTGTTTATAAATGATGATTCGCAGTTGTCTTTTATGAACTGAAATTACTAATAAAAATAAGAAAGAAGGAAAAGAAAATGGAAAATGAATTAATGTTGGTTGAGTCAAAAACAATGAGAGAACAAATGGTAGTGAGTGTTAGCGAAGAAAGAATGGATGAAATATTCAATAAGATCAAAGGACTTGTATTACTCCCAGATGATACAAATATTACAGTTGAAATGGCATCACAATATTTTGAAGTTGACAAGGAAACTGTTAAAAAATCTATTCAAAGAAATAATGAAGAATTGGTTAATGATGGTCTTAAAGTGTTAAAAGGGCAAGAATTAAAAGAATTTAAAGACTTAATAAGTGGTGGGGACATAGCGTCCTTACCATCTGAAATCAAACAATCATCAGTATTAACCATTATTCCACGAAGAGCAATTCTTCGCCTTGGTATGTTACTACAAGATAGTCTTATTGCAAAACAAGTAAGAACCTATTTATTAGATGTAGAAGGAAATACAAAAGTAGAAGACAAATTAATTGCCCTTACACAAGATAGCAATGATTCACTAAAATTAATGAATAATAAAATAGAATTATTAGAGCAGAAGAATGCTATAATTATTACAGATAACGAAGAATTGAAACATAATATAAATATGTTGATTATGAAAGTAGATGAATTATTAGAGCAACCACTCTTTAAAATCCACGAAAATGCAAGCAGGGCATACGATATGTTAATTATGGTTGAATTCCCAAATGCAATAGAAACAGCAGGAATAAAATTATATGGTCAAGGTTATGGAATGTTCAATAAAGAATTTGAAAATTGGACTGGTATTACTCTTAATAATAAAATAAATAAAAAACAATATTGGATTTCTTATTATGGAATAGAAAATATAAGGCAATTCGTTTTAGGAGTAGCACAAAAAATAATAGTCAAAAATGATAAAGGAAATTGGATAAGTAAATCTGGGATATATAGCAACAAAATTGAATGGAAAAAGATTTTAAATGAATTTAATAATAAATGTGCTTACTGTGGTAGTGAAGAAATGCTTTTAGCAGAACACATTATAGCCCAGAGTAGTGATGGTAGTAGTGATAAAATTCAAAATCTTATTAGTTCATGTTCAAGTTGTAATGATAAGAAAGGAACAATGGATATGAAATCTTGGATAGAAATAAAAATGAAAGATGGTAGTATGACTAATGAACAAATAGAAAAGATTAGAGATCATGTTAGAAAATATCGTTTATAATAATAATAATACATAAATAATATTATCATATTAAATAGGGGGTTGTCCAATTAATTTGGATGGCTCCTAATAAATTATTACATTTTACAAACGAAAGAGAGGTTAAAGCATTGGAAACAAATGAAAATATAGAAGTACTTAACCCATATGGTTTTATCTACATTACAACAAATATGATTAATGGCAAGAAATATATTGGTCAAAGAAGATTTAAAAACAATTGGCAAGATTATTTAGGTAGTGGAGTTTTATTAAAGGAGCAATTAAGGAAATATGGTAAAGAGAATTTTACAAGAAAAATAATTGCAATAACTTATTCTAGGAAAGAATTAAATGATTTAGAAGTGGAATTTATAAAAAAATCATGATGCCGTAAATAGTGGAGATTATTACAATCTTTCATCAGGAGGTGGAGGTGGAACATATAATGTTAAGGATAATGAATTTAAGAAAAGGCAATGTGGATTTAAAATAAAATATAAGATCAAGAAAATTGCTCAACTTAATATTGATAATTATGATTTCATCAAACTACCTTGCAATATACATAATGATATTAATATTTCAAATACAGAATTAACAATTTTAGCGTTAATGTATCGTAATTACATAGAGAATAAGGGTATAAGTCTTTGTTCTATAAACATGATTGTAAAAATAATGAGATTTGATGCTCAGAAAAATCATGATATTATTCCAATCATAAAAGATGCTATCACTAAATTAATAGATAAAAAGTATATTACAGAAATATACGACTTGTATTCCAACAATATTACAACGTGTGATATAAATAAAGACACTATATTTTACGTTAAAATGATTAAACCACCAGAAGACAATTACTTTATTGTTTATGACAGAGAGATTAACTATATCCTTCAAGAACTAGAATCAGAGAAAATAAGTAAATTCAATATCATCAGATATTTTATCTCTTGTTGTAAATTTTTGAATAATAACAGTGATAATAATATTTTAACTCAAGATAAAGTAAGAAATTTAGTAAATGATTTAAAAACTTTCCAAAAGTATAATGAAATACTTCAAGATAAGTTAAAATTAATCAAGTTTATTTGAGCAAATGAATTAATAAAATAAATAAAAAGGAATGATTTTTATGACGGATCAAACAAATAAACCAGAAAATAAAACCTTCTATATAAAATCGATGAAGCTTGCTGGATACCTGATGATTCAAGGCTTCGTATTACATGGAGTAAAACCAGAAGAGAATTCTAATAGAAATCTATTTCTTTTTACAAATAGTCCTCAACTAGCAAAAGCAATAGAACAATATAAATTAATCAAGAAGTAAAATAATTACCTCCCTCAAAACTAAGCATGTAATTATTTTACTTAACAATAATCAACAGTAAATAAATTACCTACCCAAAAAGTGAGCATGTAACGACAGTAATTACTAAGATTACCTACCCTAAAACTGGGTAGGTAATAAGGTGTAATAAGAGTAACTAAGTATTAATAAGAGAGAATAATATACTCCTGTACGCTAAAGCGATACAGAAAATTAACAAATTATTTTTCTTTCTTCTAATGAATATTGTAAACAAATTAAAGAAAGAGGTTTTTAACAAATGACAGAAAAACAAATAGTAGATAATTTTTCTAAAATTCCTAATACATTATTTTATACTAAAAAAGATTCAGTTGAGAAAAGTATTTTATCTTATACAAATAATAATCATAGAACATTTTACATTCTAGATTTTATTTATATGAATAAGAATATGAGAAATATTACAAATTTTCACCTAAAAGATATGATTATTGATTGTGGTTTTACATATAGCACAAAGAAAGATGCTTCTAGTGATCAGTTTAAAGAAATATTGTCTATATTGCAAAATAAAAATATCATAAAATCAGATACTAATTTTAAAGATGATAAACTCAATGGGAAAATATCATGTACATTAGAAATTGATTTAGATAATCAATTTTTCTTACTTTATGATTCTGAAAAGAATAAAATTCTAAATCAAACATTAGATAAAACAAATAATATGAAGTTACTTATGTATTACTGTTACTTAAAATGTAGAATGTATAAACGTCCAAAAGGAGATGAATTAGTTAAATCGGGTGGAAGGTCAGAAGTTTGTTGGGTATCATTTGAAACAATAACTAATGAGACAGGTTTTACTGATGAAACGATTGATAAATATAATAACGTGTTAATCGAATTAGATATGATTAGAAAAGATTCAGCAGGATTATGGTATTATAAAGATGATCCTAACAAATCACTAAAAGAAAGTTGTAATTTTTATACTTTATTTGTCGATGAAGAAACAGCAATTAATGATCTTAAAGAAGGAATTAAGTTCTATAAGAAAATGGATATTAATTCTAATAAAGTGTTTGCTAAGAAATACTATAAAAACAATAATAGAAAACTTAACGGAGAATTAGGTTCTATTATTAAGAAAGAAAATTTAGGGACTGTGACAGCAGAAGATATCGTTAGAAAAGGCGAAATATTAGCATCAACAAAACCTGATGAAGAGAAATATAAAATCATGTCAATATTAGACGCCAATGAAGGAGAATTACTATCCAATATATTTGAGAGTAAAAATATTGAGATTTCTGAGAAGTATTATGATTTAGAGGATTCTTTAGGTTTGATGGATGGAGAAAATTTAGCAGATGGCATCAAATACGAAGATTATAAATGGGTAATGATTAATTATAAAGAGAATGAGCATCAAAAGTTTGTAGATTATGTTGTTAAGAAAAAGACAGATGTATTTGATATTATAGATAATCGTACATCAGCAGAGATTAAGGGTAGAGGGTTACAGAATAATAAAAGGAAAGTAGTTGTTGAAGATACTGTGAATGTAACTGTAAGCAATAAACCAGATATATTCGAAGATTGGTTTGATGTAGATGAATGTGATAATAATAAATTAACTGATGAGGAATATCAAGCGAAATTAGAATGTGAAGTCGCTAATGATGATCAAATACCTTATGAAGTAAAAAGAATTATTCAGCAAATGCAAGAAGATATTAGTGATGATGATTTTTATGATTTGTTGGGTTGAGTAAAAATAAACAAATCCCCCATTGACATAAACCCAAAAATAATATATCATAAAAATATAAGTGATTAATCTTCATTTTTCATTTATTCACTCTTTCTTTCATCCTCAGAGGGAGTCTTATTTGTTGTAGGATTCCCTCATTTTTTTACCTTCTGTTGAATTTATCCATTGGTTATCGTATAAAGAAATGTTTTATGATAATTACTTCTCTGTTTTTATAACTCAATAAATAAAATTCTCATGTTACATTGATTTATTACACTCTTTATGGTACAATAAGTCATAATGAAGGAGTGTGATAGTAATTGAGAAAGAAATATTCTGTAATTCTTGAAAATTGGGGTAATATTGATTATAGACAAGATCCTAATGCTCCAGTATATGGCGTTCCTAATAAAACGATTCAAGTAAATACCTTAAAGGAAGCGTCAGAAAAAGTTCGTGAGTATATTGAAGAATATGATCTAAAAGCAGGAAATTGTATTGGCGGTTATGTATTTGAAGGTGCAAAACAAATTGCTTCAATCTCATATAATGGTAGGATATGGGAAGAAGGAAGTGTACACTATCATGTATATTAATAGGATAATTGATGTTAAAAATGGTTCTCCGATAATCCTTTATTTGTTTTTGACAATCATATACTCGTCCTCTATAATTAGTATAATGGAGAGTGATTAAATGATTATTTTGGATGATAATAAAATACAATTCACTGTACAAAGACAAAAACACATTATTGGGAGTAAATTATTTCCTGTTTCATC